GGAATTGGCCGAGGCGTACACCAACGACATGCCTGAAACGTTGACCACCGGCATTGCTGAGTATTTTCGGCAGGTCGCTGATTTGGCGGATACCTGGGCCAAAAGTATTGGCGACGGCGTGGTGACGGACCAAGAGCTGGCCGCGATTCGCCTGCAGGTATTTCGCGGTATTCAAGGTTTGCTCGGGATGTTCAACCGCGCCACTTATGTCAACCAGACGACGCGGGGTGTTGAACGTGGCTGACATTGCAGATTTTGCTAATGACCTGGTGCAGGAACGACTTGATCAGGCACTTGCTGCGCGCAATGCCGCCAAGCCCGCTTCGGCGGCGCACTCTTTCCTGTTCTGCGAGAATTGCGACGATCCTATCCCTGAAGCACGTCGACTCGCACTACCGGGTTGCACGCTTTGTGTGATCTGCCGGTCCATCGACGAATCTCGGGAGGCCCGCCATGCTCGATGAGGTTTTGGGGCAATTCGCAGACTACGGGCTTGAGCCTGAGCTGCCGCTGATTTTTGGCAAGCTGACCCGCTGCAAAACCACTCAGGACAAGGGCAAGGAAAAGAACGGTTGGTACGTTGTACACGAGCATCGCACCGAGAAAAATGAAACGCTGATCTTCGGCAGCTTTGGTGACTGGCGTTCGGGCGAATCGCAAAAGATCAAAGTGAAAGCCGGGCGCATGAGTCCGGAAGAACGCGAGGTCATGCGTGCCCGTCAAGAAGAAGCCAAGCGTAAGGCCGCAGAGATCGCAGCGAACGCGGCACGGCGAGCGGCCAACCGTGCAGCCAGCCTGTTCAAACGCATGCCGGAAAAGGGTAAGAGTGCTTACCTGGATCGAAAGCAGATCGTTGGTTTCAAAGTTCGCTATGCGCCACGTACCGGCGCTTTTTTGATTCCTATGTGTAACGTACGGGATCAGATCGTTGGCTTGCAGGTGATCTTCCCGGCAAAGCAAGAAGACACTGGCCGCGACAAAGCCTACTGGCCTTACGGCATGTCGAAAGAAGGCGCCTTTCACCTGATTGGCCCGCACCCTGAGCCAGGTGAGCCGGTATTGGTGTGTGAGGGTTACGCCACGGGCGCTAGCCTGCACATGGCGACTTCGCTCACTGTTGCCATTGCCTTTGATGCGGGCAACTTGCTGCCGGTGTCCAAGGCCATGCGCGAGCGATTTCCTGGCTGCCCGCTGATCCTCTGCCGGGACGATGACTGGAAAACCAAGCGTCCGAATAGCGAGCCATGGAACCCAGGTGAGGAAAAGGCCAACAACGCCGCGTTGATCGTAGGCGGCCAGGTAGTCGCGCCGGTCTTTTCGGGTGACCGCGAAATCAAGTGGACCGACTTCAACGACTTGCACCTTGCCGAAGGCTTGGAGGCTGTCCGGCGCCAGGTATTGGCGGTGGTCAAACCTCCTGCAGCGGGTGGTTGGAAAGATCAATTGGCCCGCACCGAAAACGGCTCCCTAATCGCGCACATGCAGAACGTCGAGCTGATCCTGGGCAATGACGAGCGCTGGGCCGGTGTCATCGGTTACAGCGTGTTCAGCTCCAAAATCGTCAAGCTGCGGTCTGCACCTTTTGGTGGTGGCGCCGGCGACTGGGCTGACATTGATGACATGCGGGTGATGAAGTGGCTCGCGCAGCAATACAACCTGCGGGTTAAAGCGTCCCATGTGATCGAGGCGGTGAGTGTGGTCGCTCATGACCATGCTTTTCACCCGGTGCGTGAGTATTTAGAAAAGCTGGAGTGGGACCGCGTTCCTCGGCTGGAATCCTGGCTGACCGATGTACTGGGTGTTCAGCCCAGCGAGTACTCGGCCAAAGTTGGTAAGCGCTGGCCGATCTCGGCGGTGGCTCGGGTGATGCGCCCTGGTTGCAAGGCTGACTCGGTGATGATCCTCGAAGGTGGACAGGGTGAGGGTAAATCCACCGCCATGGGGATTCTCGGTGGCGAGTGGTTCATGGACACGCCTTTCGCCCTTGGCGACAAGGACAGCTTCCAGGCGATTCGTGGCAAATGGATCGTCGAACTGGGGGAGCTGGATAGCTTCAACAAGGCCGAAAGCACCAAGGCCAAACAGTTCTTCTCCGCGTCTACCGACACTTACCGTGAGAGCTACGGCCGCAGAACGAACGACGTGCCACGCCAATGTGTGTTCGTGGGTACTACGAACCAAGAGGAATACCTCAAAGACGCCACGGGTAACCGGCGTTATTGGCCGGTGTTCTGCAACAAGGTCGACTTGGAGCAATTGCGTGAGATCCGCGACCAGCTATGGGCAGAGGCGGTGTTCTGCTTTGAGGCTGGCGATATCTGGTGGGTGACGAAGGACGAGTCCTGGATGTTCGCTGAAGCACAGGATGAGCGCTTTGTTGTCGACGAGTGGGAAGGGCCGATCCTGACCTGGCTGGAGGAATCCCAGATCGGCGAAACCGCTACCGGCAACGAGATCCTGACCCAGGCGCTCAAGTTGGACGTCGGCCATTGGGGCAAGCCGGAGCAGATGCGGGTCGGCGCGATCATGCACCGACTGGGTTGGCGAAAGAAGCGTATGCCGGCCTTGGCAAAGAGCGGCATCCGGCAGTGGGCCTATCAGAAGCCAGCGACTTGGGGACGTGCGGCTGTATTGAAGCCGACCCTGGTAGAGGAGCCGTGCTTTGATTAAGCGAATTGATGAGATGCTCAAGCTCTGGGCGCAGGATCTGTATTCGCCGATGACTGAAACCTACGGCGGATCGACTGGCGGCAACATGATCGCCATGTTGATGGAGTGCAAAGGCGAACTGATTCGCGGGACTCGCGGCAGTCGGGTGCTGTTGGATGAATCGGCAGACATCGAGTTGATTGTTCACAAGCACTTGCCGCCTCGGCTTGCCTTGGTCGTGCTGGAGCACTATTGCAATCAGGAAAGCTTTCTTTCACAGAAGCTTTTGCACTGTGCATGCAGCTCTCGGACCTACTACCTGCGCTTGCACGAAGCCCATGAGTTCATTCAGGGCATGCTGATGGGGAAGGCTGCATGAGCCCTGGCAGCACTGCGCTTACCCCTGTCCTACTGTCCGGCCTTGTCCGACTGCCATTTAGTGCGGTTGGACAAGTGCAAGCCGCGTCGTTGTTGGTCTGTCCTACTGTCCTACCTTTGCAAGCTCATGCACACATAAGCATAGCGGGCACGTAGTCGCGCCGTGGCGCGCACGCGTGCTTTTAGCTTTCTCTCTATACACAAGAAAAGAGTAAATGAAGTAGGACAGTAGGGCAGAGCCCCGAATTTAGGCGTTTGTAGCTGTCCTACTTCGACTCTGCATGGTGGGACAGGTAGGACAGGACATCAGAAGCGATGGCCGATTGAATGCGTTGTACCCCTGTTGTACCTGCGTCACACCCACGTTGCACCCGTATTGCTCCATGGCATTAAAACTAGCTTGCTGCCAGTAAAATCCACCTGTAAAAAGTACACATCTTCGATAGGTGCGACCGCAGAGAGCGGCAGGCATCACTCACCAAACCCGGCCATTGCGCCGGGTTTTTGCGTTTATGGAGTAGGGCGATGACGAACGAGCAACAAGCGCTGGCAGAGATGCCAATCTGGTTAGTGATCGTCCTGGCCTTGGTCGGTGGCGTATCGGGAGAGATGTGGCGCGCCGACAAGGACGGGGCGCGGGGCTGGGCGTTGTTGCGGCGCCTGGCACTTCGATCCGGTGCCTGCATTGTCTGCGGCGTGTCGGCGATGATGTTGATGATCGGCGCGGGCATGACGATCTGGACTGCTGGCAGCTTGGGCTGCCTGACTGCAATGGCCGGTGCCGATGTTGCCATCGGGTTGTACGAACGCTGGGCCGCAAAGCGGCTGGGCGTCTGCGAAGTACCACCTACCAATGGCGAGCAGGGGTGACGAATCGCGCCGGGGCGCCGAAAACTGGCGGGGACCCTGGGGTTATCCGAGGGGCACGGGGTCGGAAACCCGCGGGAAGTTGTTAGCGGCAGGGTTGCCAGCTTACTGAAATTCAATCCATTGAAATCGAAAGGTTCCATTGAAAAGCCGTTGAAAAGGAGGGCTTATGACAGAACCAATGTACCTGTCAAAGAGCGCCTTCGCGGCTCG